AATCATGGAAAGCAAGGATAATAGGGTTTTTTAGATAATCATCCATACCACCCTGCATCCAAGCTTCTTTAACGATTACATCGCCAGTTCGGTCTTTGGAAACAGTATTTGCATAACCTTTTATTGTTAGTACTTCAGATTTAACATCTTTCTGTACTACCTCAAATAATGAGCTTATTTCAAACTTTTTATTCATCATTTTCCTCGTTTCCCTGAGGTCTTCCGCCCTCAGAAGGGTTGCTTGCGCTTCCTGCAATATTTGCAGGAATGCGTATGTCATCATGACCTTCTATCTTTTCTAATCTTAATGCCTCTCTAGCTTCATTTGGAGTAAGTACTCCGCCATTAACTAAAGTGCTGTAGTATCTTGCTTTTTCGTCTAACTCTGCCTGTAAGGGCGAGAGGTCTTCTAGTGCTGCTGCAAGGTCATAACCAAAATATCGCTCTAACCCGCTAATCATTTTTCTAACTAAAGGGAGAACGGTTTCTTGATACATTAACTTTTGGTTGGGTCTAATGTTAGCATTATTGCCACCATCCATTAAAATTGGTGGGATTCCAATAACTTTTAGAATAGTATTTTCTAAGTTTGTTACTGAATCCTCAAAATCTAGTTTTTTGAAGTCTACATTAGAGATACTATCTATCTCTAAACCTCCATCTAAGACTAAAGGCCTTCTGCCCCCGCTCTTAGGGTTGTATTTTTGTGCCCAAGAATTAATTAATCTTTCTTTTACTTTAACACTAAGAGTATTTGGACTCTTTAGTATTAAACCAGGTACTGCTCCATTTTTAAAGAAATTAGCTTGGAAAGCTTTCATATCGTATAACAAACCAATACTGTCTGTTGCTGCGCGTAATCTTGATTTACCTCTATAAATGGACTCTGCTGAGTTATCCTGAATATGAATTATCTCATCAGGTTTATACTTTATACCATTATAATCATACCCTTTAATAAATGTTTTCTTATCTGGATGAATTGTTACATTCTCTGCAGGTAAGTGGTATAGAGCAGAACCATCAAAATAAATAAAAGCATTTCCATCCATAAGCATATCTAAAAATAGGTTACGTCTGAAAGCATCTGCACTTTGAAAAGGATTAGGATTCCTATTTAACATAGTAACTAATTTCTTATGTCTAATAGTTGCTACTCCGGGAAATGCTTCTTTATCTCCTACATCTATATTAATCTGCGCGGCTGCATCAACAATCATATTAACCCCACGATTAACTACTTCTAGTCTATCATAGGCTCTTTGATAAGTAATCACAGGAGCTAACGATCCTTGACTTCCTTGTGATACTGCTATGCTTGGTTGCGCTGGATTCAGTTTCTGAATCAAATTTCTAATTATTCCCATATTCCTTTACTCTTCTTTTGTTCACCCATCTATGTTGCTTGGGTCCAGTGACTAAAGAAGGTTTTTTACCGTATATAGAATGTAGTTTCAAATGATGTTTGTGGCAGAGAGTAACTGTGTCATCATAAATTTCTTTATGGTGAACCTCAATAAACTCATCCCTCATATCTATCATATCTTCTGCAGTCGTTATAACCAGTTTCTTTTCTTTAATCCACTTATTAAGAAGTTCTGTTACACTGAAAAAGTGGTGGAAGTCTAAAGACTCATTTCCACCGCAGATATAACATTCTTCGTCCTTTACATAAGCACTCTTTGCTCGGTCTCTTATGTATTTAATCTTATCGCGTTTAAGTTCACTCATAAGCTAGTTTTTTAAAATTTCTCTGTATATGGTGAATTATATCAAATTCCAACAAAAAAGTCAAGAGGTATTTTTCACCTGGTGGAAGTTAAAATGTAATGTCTGAAGCCACGAAGGTATATAACGCGTATCTAAGGGCATCTGCCATATGAGATGCCATATTATGAACAGGTTTTTCTGTTAGCAAGTTTTCATTGGGGTTCCATTGGTATTGATCTAATGACATTAGAGCGTGGTCACAACGTTGGTCCACGATTAATTTGTTGTTATCAACAATAGTGGCAACAGACGCAATCCCGTCCAGCACACTCTTGGTTGCATTGATAGTCGAAATATCGTAGTTCTGGGCTAAATCGAAACGCATTTGTTGAGCTGCGGAATCGATATAAATTGCGTCTATATCCCACTTACTAATCATACCTTGTATAACTTCGGCATGTTGCTCAGTAGTCTTTTCAGCCTCCATATACTCATCTAAAATATAATAGATTTCGGCATCCCAATCGAAGCCTATAACACAGAATGCAGTTGGATCACGATAACCAACGTCTAACCCCGCAAAAATATCCATCTTTGAAGTATCTAATTCCTCTAAATTCGCTACACATTCTTCATAGTTGAAGTCCCATACTTGCCCTAGGAATGTATTAAAGTCGGCTAAATACTCTTGATTAAATTCAGCTTTAGACATACCTTTTTTAGCTTCATCAATATCCTTCTGAGAAATTCTAGGATTTTCATGATAGGTAGAGCGTATAGATGCCCAGGTTGGGTACTCATCGTTATAACCCCTCTGATAGAATTCAGAAAACCAGTTGTTGCGCCCACGAGGTGTAGATATAAATATACACTTACTATTGGCTTTATCTAAAGTAGGGCGAAGGGCTATATTGAAGGCATCCATACCTCCATCACCTAGTGCCGCTTCATCAAATATAATAAGATCATAAGACCTACCAACGGTACTATCAACTTGATTGACTGATCCCATTCTGATAGTACTTCCATTTGTTAACTCTATAATTTTGTCTTTAGCGTTGTCTCTAGCAACTTCTAGATCGAAATGCTTGATTAAATTTCTCTGCAAATCAAAAGAAATTTGAGAGAGTGAATAGTTCGGACTCATTATTAGTACATTTGTGTTAGGCACAAGAGCTACTAATTGTCCTATAATGTTTGCAATATACGTCTTACCTTGTCGTCTAGAAAGGGCGGCTACTACAAAGCGATAATCTGGGTTATTAATTGCATTAATTAAAGCAACTTGAGACTTAATAGGAGTAATTCCTAAAAGTTCCATATACTGTTGGATTGGAAGTTTTATAAACCTCTCATCTTTCGGATAATTTACTAATTCTTCTACGTAAATATCTGCTCTGCTTACTTCTAACATCAGTTATCCTCTTAATTAGGTGAAAAAGCCCTACGCTGGGTAAGGCTTTATAAGTTTAGAATTACTTATCAGTAAAGATATGGTATATTACTGCAAGTGCTGCTAATCCAACTAGCCCAGCATTACCAAGGTTGGCGATAATAGTGGTAATAGTACCAATGATATCTCCACCAATGAACGGTACGGTCCCGCCAAAGATTACTTGTAATACGATTGCTAGAGCGATTAATGCCACTCCGGCTTCTGTTCCGGCTTTGATCCAGCCTACAATTTTATCTAACATAAAATTATTCTCCTATTTTGAAATTTGTCATTATTGACAATTATAGAATTATACCAGGTTTAACCAAAAAGTCAATACACAAATTTCTTAGGTGGTAATAATAACTATTAAGGATGGGTGTCCCCCTGTTTATGATTAGATTGCATAATACGTACCTCTTTCAGCATTTCTTTAATATTCTTATTTTCAACTTGTATCTCTTTCAACCCTAACATAACTTCATTATGTCTATCGGGCCAGTTCGATACAAATTTAGTATTTCTATCAACTTGTACCTGCATATTGTCAGTATGTGCTGCTATATTTGATGCCCACCATACTACTGATACAGTTTGTCCAAATATAGCGAATATAATAGCAATAGAGGCAGTCTTTATCCATTGAGGTACATCTGCTTTACGACTTTTTAAATATTCTATTTCTTTATTAATAGATTGTTGGCATGTGCCCATCTGACTCTTTAATAGAGTAATTTCCGTCTCTAAAGAGTTCACTCGATTTTCCATTACTATAAATCCTTTTTGGCATGAGATATAATCTTGCCAAGCTTAAGTTGTCCTATTCTACTATTAGGCACATATCTCCATATGTAACCACGTTTATTATCATCATGCCCAAAAACAGTAATTGTTAAACCTATCTTAACTATTACAGATCTATGGTCATCTAGCATTACATGGTCACCTTCTTTGAAGGGACCAAAGTATTTGAAGCTTATACCTTTAGCAATATTTGTAGCATAGTCTTTAATTAATAGTGCTATAACTATGCCCATCATTACCGAC